GTAGAAGAAGCATCAAAACCAGATTTTTTAGAGATGGATAAAGATGGCAACAAAAAAGAGCCAATGAAGAAGGCTGCTAAAGATGCTAAGAAAAAGAACGAATCAGTTACATTTACTGATATGGATGGTGAAATAGTTGAGGCTAAGAAGAGTGCTGCACAGAAGAAAGCACAGGAAAAATTCAAAGCAATGATAAAAGGCAAGAAAGGCGATGACAAGGACTCGATGGACGAGTCGTCGGCTAAGCCAGACTACATTGATATTGACAAGGATGGCGACAAGAAAGAGCCGATGAAAAAGGCAGTTAAAGATAAAAAGAAAGGTGCAGTAAAAGAATCAATCACTGAATCTGCAACACCATTAAACTTTGTTCAAATGATTAAATTAGTTAAAGAAAGCGGTGGACAACAAGCAATTGATCCTATGGACACTGCATTATGGAATTGGGCAAACCGTGTTGCTAGTTCTAAAATTACAGAAGGCGGACAAAAGGCTGAAATCTTTGCTGCTATGATTTATGAGCGCAACGGTGGACGTTTTGAAATGTACGATGTTCTAGCAGAAGATTCAAAATAATTATTACCAAAATAAAGAAAAAGCCAGTTAATTAGTTGACTGGCTTTTTTTGTGACTATATAATACTAACATTAACCAGGAGAATTTATATGTCAAGAATGTATGGACCTGAAGAAAAGGCAAAACTAGAACGCCTTATCAAAGAAGGATCAAACGTACTACGTGAAGTTGAAGACTTAAACGAAGGATTAAAAGATACTGTCAAAGCGGTGGCTGAAGAACTTCAAATTAAACCAAGTGTGATTAACAAAGCAATTAAAATTGCACACAAAGGTGATTGGAAGAAGCACGAAGAAGAATGGGAAGAAATTGAAAGTATCTTAGGTATTACCAAAAACTTACCAGACGATCAAACACAACAATAACGTAAAGTAAACATTTTGAAAAGTATAAAAGCCTTCTGGCTAAACTCATACCATAGCGATAAAATCGCATTCTACTTTGAACTAATAAGTTTCATTACTACTGTTACTGCTAGTTTAACTTTAGCATTTACAGCAGACAATCCTGATATGACAATAGTATATCCGGGATTCTTTATCGGATCACTATCAGGTGTATACGCATACTATCGACGAAAACTTGCCTGGCCAATTTTGTTAACCGGATATTTTGCAATTGTAAATGTTTTTGGTTACGGCGTTGCAATTGGTTGGTGGTAAACTATCGGTTGACAAAACAAACTACTTGTGCTATTATTATAAAAATGAGGCAAGAAATGAAAACTACATTCGATCCTAAGATTCATTCCAAAAGTAAACACGGAAACGGATATGGTTTGAAAAAAGGCAAAAAGATTAAAAAGATCAACCCCACTCCAGACGGATTAGAATTGGCAAAAATCTTTGGCTGGAAAACTGAAAAAAGAAATAATAATGAAAATTGATACAATACTAAAATGGGTAGCAACAGTGATCCTAATTATAGGAACATTTGTTAATGCTACATTTCCTAATCTCTATCCACTAGGACCAGGGCTGTTAGCACTAGGAGGTATTGTTTGGTTGGTTGTTTCTTTTATGTGGAAAGAACCTGCCCTAATTGTTACCAATGGTGTGCTAACTGTTGTAGGTTTGGGCGGAATTGCTCTATATTACCTTGCTTGATTAATAGTAAGGATATATAATATGAAGAAGGTAGAGTCGGCCATTAAGCGACACAATAGGTATTTGTCAGCCATAAATGACATATAGGAGAAACATAATTGAGTTACGTAGACGCATTCTATGATCGTGAACAAGACTTCATCCGAGTAGTAGAAAGAGATGAATCAGGTAAGCGACATTTTAAAGAATATTCCCCAAGACATATATTTTATTATAAAGACGCCAAAGGAAAGTATACTAGTATCCACGGCGAATCTCTTTCACGAGTTAGTGCAAAGAATATCAAAGAATTAAGAAAAGAACTTGCTATCCATAGCAATCACAAACTTTACGAATCAGATATCAATCCGATCTATCGTTGTTTAGAAGACAATTACTTAAATGTTGATGCTCCTAAACTAAACGTAGCGTTCTGGGATATTGAGGTTGACTTTGATCCAGATCGTGGTTATGCATCACCGGAAGATGCGTTTATGCCTATTACATCTATTGCTGTTCACTTGCAATGGTTAAACACACTTGTGTGTCTTGCTATTCCTCCTAAAACATTAAGTATGGAAGAAGCAAAGAAAAATATCGAAGGCATTCCTAACACTATACTGTTTAATAATGAAGCAGAAATGTTAGATGCTTTTTTAGATCTTATTCAAGATGCAGATGTACTAAGTGGTTGGAACAGTGAAGGATTTGATATGCCTTATACTGTTAACCGTATTACTAAGGTATTAAGCAAAGAAGATACACGTAGACTATGTTTGTGGGATCAGTATCCTAAGAAACGTGAATATGAAAAGTTTGGTAAAACTTCGCAAACATATGATCTAATTGGTCGTGTGCATATTGATAGTTTAGAACTTTATAGAAAATATAACTATGAAGAACGACACACTTATCGACTAGATGCTATCGGTGAAATGGAAATTGGTGAGACTAAGACTGTTTACGAAGGCACACTTGATCAATTATACAACAATGACTTTAGAACGTTTATTGAATATAACAGACAAGATACTGCACTATTAGATAAACTTGATAAAAAACTAAAGTTTATCGACTTAGCAAATACCATTGCACACGAGAATACTGTTCTTATCCAAACAACGATGGGGGCTGTTGCTGTTACAGAACAAGCAATTATTAATGAATCACATAGACGTGGATTTATTGTACCTAATCGTATTAAGCGTGAGCCAGGCAGTGAGCCGGCGGCAGGTGCGTATGTTGCGTATCCCAAGAAGGGCATACACGAATGGATTGGTTCAGTTGACTTGAATTCACTGTATCCTTCTGTTATTAGAGCATTGAATATGGGTCCTGAAACTATTGTAGGACAACTACGTCAAGACGGAACCAAGCAACGTATTGAAGCAGAAATGGCAAAAGGTAAAAGTTTTGCGAATGCTTGGGAAGGTCAGTTTGGATCAGTTGAATACGAATCTGTAATGTCAAAAGAAGTTGGAAGACAAATTACAATTGATTGGGAAAGCGACAATACATCAGATACTCTTAGTGCCGCTCAAATTTATGACTTAATTTATGAAAGCAATCAACCTTGGATGCTTTCCGCAAATGGTACTATCTTCACTTATGAAAAAGAAGGTATCATACCAGGACTACTTGCACGTTGGTATAAAGAACGTAAAGAAATGCAGGCAAAGCAACGTGAAGCAATTAAAGCAGGTAATAGAATCGAAGAAGAGTACTGGGCAAAGCGACAGTTGGTTAAGAAGATTTTGCTCAACAGTTTGTATGGTGCTATTCTTAATCCAGGATGTAGGTTCTTTGACAACCGCATCGGGCAATCAGTTACACTAACAGGTCGTAGTATTACTAAACATATGGCCGCTAAGATTAATGAAATTATTACCGGCGAATATGATCATACAGGAAAAGCAATCGTGTATGGTGATACAGATTCTTGCTATTTTAGTGCATACACTACATTGAAGCAGGATATTCAAAAAGGGAATATTCCCTGGTCTAAGGAGAATGTAATTGAGTTATACGACACCATCGGGGAAGAAACCAACTCTACTTTCCCCAAATTTATGTCAGAAGCCTTCCACTGTCCAAAAACAAGAGGTGAAGTCATCGCAGCAGGTCGCGAGATTGTTGCTTCCAAAGGATTATTCATCACAAAGAAAAGATACGCAGTCCTCTACTACGACATTGAAGGAAAACGAACAGACGTCGAAGGTAAGTCAGGCAAAATCAAAGCAATGGGCCTCGATCTTAAAAGGTCCGACACGCCGGTAGTAATTCAAGACTTCTTAAGTCACGTTCTTGAACAAGTACTAGAAGGACAGGAAAGAGAGCGTGTATTGGATTACATAACTGAATTTAGAACGGAATTCAAGTCACGACCAGGCTGGGAGAAGGGTTCTCCTAAACGTGCAAACAAGATTACAGAGTATCAAGCAAAAGAAAAGAAAGCAGGCAAGGCTAATATGCCTGGTCACGTAAGAGCAAGTATTAACTGGAATACACTCAAGCGTATGAATGGCGACAAATATTCTATGAACATTACAGACGGACAGAAAGTTATTGTTTGTAAAGTTAAAGATAATCCTATGGGATATACTAGTGTAGCGTATCCTGTAGACGAACTTCGTTTACCAGAATGGTTCAAAGAACTTCCGTTTGACGATGCTACTATGGAAAATTCAGTTATTGATGAAAAACTTGGTAACTTAATCGGAGTGCTAGAGTGGGATATTAGTTCTACTAGAAGTGATAACAACTTTAGCAAACTATTTGATTTCGAGTAACTTTGGTGAAAAAAATACTTGCAATTAAACCTAAACCTAAATATAATGTAAAAACAAGGAGAATTCAATGAAAGACATTTTACAAGATATCGTAAGTCATACACAAAACTTAGGATTTCTGACAACTGTTAAAGTAACAGGTGAAGCAGATAAGACTAGTTTGTTTAGTATGGCTGATGACCGTTCAGTTATTATGGAGGCTGAAACACATAATCCATATCCAGATATGTTAGGCGTTTTTGGTATGCCTCAACTACAAAAACTAAAATATCTATTAGATGGTAGTGAGTATCAACAAGATGCTAAGATTACTATCACAAGTGCAGAAAGAAACGGAGAAAGCGTTCCTGTAGGCATTCACTTTGAAAACAAAGATGGCGATTTTAAAAACGACTATCGTTTTATGAATACAGAAATCATTAATGAAAAGATGAAGACTGTTAAGTTTCGTGGTGTTAACTGGGATGTTACAATTGTTCCGACACTTGCTGGTGTACAACGTTTTAACTTCCAAGCAGGTGCTAATGCAGAGCAACCAACATTCTTAGCAAAGACTGACGGATCTAATCTAAAGTTTATCTTTGGTGATGCTAGTACACACGGTGGTGAGTTTGTATTTGCTACTGATGTTACTGGAAAACTTGACCGTGGTTGGACTTGGCCTGTTGCGAGCATTTTATCAATTCTTAAAATTGCCGATGTTAACAATACCAAGATGAATATTTCAAACGAAGGTGCTATTCAAATTGAACTTGATAGCGGTTTGGCGAAATACAAATATATCATTCCGGCACAGGCGGCCTAAATAATATATGAAACCAGGTATAATAGATAGGATAGGTAGATTTCATTCAAAGGTGTTTACTTATGTTAGCAATAAAGCAAAGACATCGAGAATATGGGCAATACTACTTACAGGACTAGTTATATACGAAATTATAGAACATCTAGTTTATCCTTGGCTTGTACCTTGGTTGGCTTATCTCGCAATTACAGGAAATTAAAAATATGACAGCACCAGTAAATTTAACACCGTTACAGAAGGACTACGCAGTATATCTACCTGCAATTAGTTGTTTCTTTAGCACGTATATTTCGAAACAACGTTATGAGGAATTCATTCCTAAGGATAGAATTCCAGCAGGCTTTGATAGAGGCATTGAAGGTATGAACTTCCTTAACGAGGAAGAAGGTTACTTTACATACAAGTACGGTTTGTATTCAGCAGGACACGCACAACTAAACTTGGACAAGACTATCAAGATGGATAGTATGGTTCAAGAGCGTGATCGAAGCAAAACAATGATACTTGGTGACTCAGGTGGTTATCAGGTTGGTAAGGGTGTTCTTAAATTTGACTGGTTAAACTTTGAAGGTGCTGCCGCAAATAAAACACGTGACGATATTCTTAACTGGCTTGAACTAACAGCAGATTGGTCAATGCTACTTGACGTTCCGACTTGGGCTTGTGATCACATTCACTCTCCAAAGACAGGACTAAAGAGTTTTGAGGACTGTTTAGAAAAAACAAGATTCAATAACAAATATTGGTTAGAGCGCAGACTTGGGCAAACTAAATTCCTAAACGTATTACAGGGTTCAGACTGGGATACTGCTGAAAGGTGGTACGAAGGTGTGAAAGAATTCTCCGATCCTAATGTTTGGGGTGATAAGGCTTGTGAAGGTTGGGCAATGGGTGGTGCTAATATGTGCAAGATGCCTATTACACTACGCAGACTTATGACAATGAAGTTTGATGGTATGCTTGAAGGCAAGGACTGGATGCACTTCTTGGGTACAGCACAACTTGATTGGAGTTGTTATCTTACATCTATTCAACGACAAGTACGTAAACACATCAATGAAAACTTTTCAATCAGTTTCGACTGCGCAAGTCCTTTCATCGCTACAGCACACGGGTTGGTATATACTAACGCCCAACACAGTAACAAACGTTGGTCAGTTATTATGGACAAGGCCC